GAGGCAGGGCAGACCGATGTCGTCGTGAACGTCAACTATCTCGTCACTGGGATAGACGGCACATACACCGCCGACATTGGCTTCAGCCAGCAGTTCACCATCGAACAGGGCGAGGCGTTCACGCCCTACGCTCAACTGACCCAAGCCCAAGTGGTTGGCTGGGCTGACCCACAGACCGTGAGCAATATGCAAGCGTGCGTGCAGGGGCAGATTGACAGCATGATTACCCCACCCGTGTCTCCGACATCGCAGCCACTGCCTTGGGTCGCATAACGGGAAGCCACCACCCGACCTTGGTGGCGCATTGAAAGGACGATGATGGCAAATACTAAAACTCCCATCTCTATCGACGGCGTTGAGTACCAGTTTGAGGACATGACCCAAGAGCAGCAAATCTTGGTCAACCATGTCGCGGACTTAGACCGCAAACTTGGCTCGGCAAAATTTAACGTAGACCAGATGCAAGTCGGTCGGGACGCTTTCTTTGGGTTCCTCAAGAACTCCTTGGCGCAGCCCGCAGTGACCGACGCAACCGTAGTGGAGTAAACGTGGAAAACCAGCAATTGTTTAACATTGTCGTGGCGATTGCTGGTTTTTTTGCCGCTTACGTTCTGAACAACATGACCCGGCAAATTCAAAAGCTCGAAGACAAGGTCAACGAAATGCCAGTTATCTACGTCATCAAGGGTGACTACCGCGAGGACATCGCGGAGGTCAAGACCATCTTGAAGCAGATTTTTGACAAGCTCGACAGCAAGGCTGACAAATGATTGACCCCTTTACCGCCTTTGCGCTTGCGCAGGGTGCCGTAGCTGGCATAAAAAAGCAGTTGCTCTTGGTAAGGACATCCACAGCCTCTATAAAGAATTCAGCAGTTTTTATCAAGCAGCGGATACGGTTCACCTAGCAAGCAGTAAAGCTCGGATTGCTAGTATAGGTAAGACGAATGCGCAAATTAGTTCTGAAGCTCTCCAGATTGCACTGGCATCCAAAGCACTGCGGGAGCACGAAAAGGAACTGAAGGACATACTCTTCTACAGCGGAAATGCTCCGGTCTGGGAAGAGATGATGGCAGAGCGGACTAGGCTGGTTAAGGAACGCAACACGCTGGAGAGAGAAGAGGCGGAACGCAAACAGAAGGACAAGGAAATGAAGGTGGCAATCATCATGAACACACTCTGGATTTCCGGTGCGTCCGCTATTGTTGTGCCACTGGTAAGTGTGGCATTTCACGTTATCACGAATAAGGGTTTCTAATGGAATGGCTTAAAACTATTGCGCCAACAGTCGCTACGGCGCTTGGTGGCCCACTGGCCGGGATGGCTGTAGCCGCTGTCTCTAAAGCGCTTGGGTGCGAACCTGAAGAGGTGCAGGACATCATCAGTAGCGGCAAGTTGACTGCCGAGCAGGTGGCGTCCATACAGCTTGCTGAACTGGAATTGAAGAAGCAGGCCCAGTCGATGAATCTCGACTTTGAGCAGTTGGCCGTGGCAGACCGCAAATCAGCACGCGATATGCAGGTCGCCACCAAATCCTATCTTGTGCCTTTGTTGGCAATCATCGTAGTCCTCTCATTTGTCGGCGTGGTTGTTTCAACGTTGGCGGGGTTTTCCACAATTGATTCTGTAATGGCGGGCACTCTGATTGGGTACTTGTCCGCCAAGGCAGACCAAGTGCTTTCTTTCTTTTTTGGTTCAACCGCAGGAAGCCAGCGCAAGACCGAACTGCTGTCCAAAGCGGAGGCCGTCAAATGAAAGCCAAGCTGACGTTCTTTGTGACCCTGATGGTCAGCTTTACGCTGTGCGTTGTAGTCATCGGGATGGTTGGCGTGTTGATGGCTGGCTTGTTTAACCCACTTGTGGATAACGGTGAAATCTTTAAACTCATAAGCCCTGCTTTTCAAACCATTGTCGGTGGCTTTATTGGACTGCTGGCTGGTGTGAAACTGTCCCACGGCGAAACTGACAAGGAGCCAGCGCCATGAAAGAGAACTTCGACGCCTCCTTTGCCCGCATCATCAAGAGCGAGGGCGGGTACGTTAACGACCCAGCAGACCGTGGTGGCGAGACCAACTTAGGCGTGACCATCGACGCTTGGGGCGCGTACCTCAAACGCGCCATTCAGCCCGGTGAGATGAAGGCGTTGAAGCAGGAAACCGTCAAGCCGTTCTACAAGCAGATGTATTGGGACTTGGTGAAGTGCGACGACCTGCCCGTAGGCGTCGATTACGCCGTCTTTGACTTTGCGGTGAACGCAGGGGTCTCCCGAGCCGCAAAGTTCCTCCAGCGGGCTGTGGGGGCCGTGGACGACGGTGTTATCGGCGCTGGTACTTTGGGGCGCGTAGCCAAGACAGACCCCGCAGTGTTGTTGAAGAACTTTGCCGAGCAGAAGCAGCGCTTCTACAACGGTCTTGCCACAAACAACCCGAGCCAACAAAAGTTCCTGAAGGGCTGGTTGGCCCGTGTAGACCACGTTCAAGACGCTGCCGAGTCAATGATGGCTTAAAGGTCTCCCCAACCTTACAATCGCTGTACACAAGGACTGAACCATGACCGTAGCAGCAGTAATGACGTATGACAGCTTGGTCGATGACATTACGACCTATCTGGAGCGCAACGACACGCAAACTCTTGACAAGATTCCGCAGTTCATTATGTTTGCGGAGCAGATTATTGCGTCCGAAATTAAGTTCTTGGGCAATCTGGTAGTGGTCTCTAGCACCATGACGCAATCTGACAACATTATTCCCAAGCCCGCCCGCTGGCGCAAGACGGTTTCCATGAACGTCTCGGTGGCTGGAGTTCGCCAGCCTGTTCTCTTGCGCACCTACGAGTACTTGCGCGAATACTGGCCCGACCAGACCATGACGGACATCCCCAAGTATTTTGGCGATTACGACTACGACCACTGGCTGGTGGTTCCAACGCCTGCAACCGGGTACACCTACGAGGTTTTGTACTACGAGCGCAACCAGCCTCTTGATTCTTCCAACCAGTCCAACTGGTTTACCGAGTACGCCCCGCAAGCTCTTTTGTACGGTTCACTGCTGCAAGCAATGCCGTTCTTAAAGAACGATGAGCGCATCCCAATGTGGCAGGCGCAGTACGACAAAATCATCGCTGTCTTGCAGAATGAAAATGCCATCCGTGTGGCTGACCGACAAGCAATTGCGAGGGATACATGACCACCTTTACCTCTCCCTTCACGGGCCAAGTCATCCAGCCAACGGATGTCTCGTATCGCTCCATTTCTCTGACGGCTACCAGCCAGCTAACGTGGCCTATCAACGGCAGCCCAACGGACGATGTTGCCGCACGCATCATGGATGTGTCCTCGACATCCACGACAGGTGCCTTCTCGCTGCTGATGCCGCCAGCCAACCAGACATCGGTTGGTCAGGATGCTCTGATTCGCAACACTGGCTCGTATGCCTTCACGGTCAAGGACTACCTCGGCGTCAATGCAATTGCTACTGTTGCCCCAAGCACGGCTGTCTACATCTACATCAGAACCAACACCACCACTTCTGGCACTTGGGGTCTGATTCAGTTTGGCGTTGGCTCATCAAATGTAGACGCGGCTGCGCTTGCCGGGTATGGGTTGAAGGCAATCACCAGCACCCTGAACACCGCCCATCCGGTCACCACGTTCTCTTCTGCATACACCGCAATTGCCTCTGACCGCGCAGCATCCTATGTCTGGACTGGCGGCGCAGCAACGCTTACCCTTACCGCAGCGACTACGTTGGGCAATGACTGGTTCATGTTGATTCGCAACGGCGGTACTGGCACTTTGGCGGTGACCCCGGCATCTGGACTCATCAACGGCGTTGCATCCATTGCTTTACAGCCAGCGGACTCCTGCATCATCTGCTGCTCTGGAACCGCATTCTTCACCGTTGGCTTAGGCCAAGCCTCGCAGTTCAACTTTACCCAGTTGACCAAGGCGGTAGTGACAGGAACCTACACCCTGACATCGTCAGAAGCGTCCAACGTGGTGCAAAAGTACACAGGCACCTTGACTGGCAATGTGACCGTCATATTGCCGCCGACCATTCAGGTGTACTACATCACCAACCAAACAAACGGCACGGCGTCAAACTTCACCATCACGTTCACCACCAATTCAGGTGGAACCGTTGCAACGGTGCCAGCGGGCCAACAGGTCACTTTAATTTGTGACTCGGTCAACCTGCTGAACGCAAACACCGTCCTTGCTGGCGCAAGCAGCATCTCCTTGATTGATGGAACCGTTGGAGCGCCTGCACTGAACTTTTCATCTGAGACGTCAACTGGTGTTTATCGCGCAACTTCGGGTGAGTTCAACACTGCCATCTTGGGCGTTCTGCGTTCCACGCTGTCGGCCACCGGTCTGGCAATTGTTGGGACAGGCAACTTCACCGGTGGAGTTTCTGGCGGTACGTTTTAGTGGCTCAAAAAGTTTTTACCATCGACACCCTCGCTGGAATTCAACGGGATGGAACGGTGTTTGACAAGAACTACTACACCGATGGAAAGTGGGTCAGGTTCCAGCGTGGTCGTCCACGCAAGATGGGTGGATTTAGGGTCATATCCAGCCAGTTGAACGGCCCATCTCGCGGCATTTGGGTAAACACCCAAAACGCCTTCACATCCATTTTCAGCGGGTACAACGATGGACTGCAAGTCCTTACCATTGATGAAAACGGTATTGGCTCTGGTGTTCAAGATTTCACCTTTAGTAATTTCACTGCCAGCGATGACAACCTGTGGCAGTTTGACGGTTTCTACGATGTATCTGGCTCTGGCTTGCAGACCATCCTTGCTGCGCCATGTCAAAACCTGAACAGCATCAGTAGCACGGTAAACACCCCTGTGCTGATTGGCAGCATCACTGGCACCACCATGTCAGGAATTGGAGTTTTTTCTGATTCCAATGCCTACATAAATGGAACAACATCTGTAACCATATCGGAGACCAATGTTTTAATTGGCGCTGGTCAATCTGTTACGGGGACTGGCATTCCAAGTGGAACTACGATTGTTTCAAGCGATATTGAAGCGCCTAACTTGAGCAGTGTTGCCGTCACGGGAACAAGCGGAACATTTTCTTGCGCGTCAACTTCAGGCTTTTACATCGGCCAAACAGTTACCGTTGCAGGGCTTCTTCCAACGCAAGTTTTGTCATCGGTTGCGGTTACTGGAGTTGGTGGTACTTTTTCTTGCAGCGCAACCAGCGGCTTGTATAGCGGCCAAGAGGTTGTTGTTTCTGGAAATATTCTTAATACAACATTGGCAAATGTTGCGATTACAGGTTCAAGCGGAGCATTTTCTTGCACGGCAACAACTGGCCTTGCTGTAGGGCAGCCTGTGGTTGTTTCTGGAGCCATAAGCACGAACACTCTTGCGGCAGTTGCGGTCACTAGCGTTACTGGTGATTTTTCTTGCACGGCAACAACTGGTCTTTATGTGGGGCAGCCAATCACTGTTAGCGGCACGCCTACTGCATCAACAATTTCAGGTGTTGCTGTTACGGGTGTTGCTGGTCAATGTTCCTGCACAGCCACTACGGGCTTGTTCATTGGGCAGCAAATTTTTGTAACTGGAACTTTGACCGGAACTGCAACTGGTGTCAACGGGAACCAGACTTACTACATCATTGCCACAAACGGAACGTCAACATTTACGTTGTCATCTGCGTCGGGCGGCTCTGCTTTGACAACAACCGCTGGCACAACTACTGGGTTGACGTTTACGGCAATTTTGTCAAGTGGTGTGGTGACTGGTACTACCTATTACATTATTGCAACCAACGGGACATCAACATTCACTTTGTCGCCCTCCATAAATGGAGCGGCAATTGCAACAAATATAGTTACTTTGGCTGGGTTGACGTTTTCTGGGCCTACTGGAACAGGACTCGTTTCTGGAACCACTTATTACATTTCAGCCACTAACGGCACAACAACATTTTCCTTGTCTTCCGTGTCAGGAGGGTCGCCAATAACAAACACGTTTGGCGCAACCACTGGGCTGACGTTTGTAACAACGCCATTTACAGGGGTTTTAAGCGGCACAACGTATTACATTATTGCAACCAATGGCACTTCGACATTTACTTTGTCCGCAACTTCCGGTGGCTCAGCTATTACAACAATAGTGACAAGCACCAACAATTTGGTGTTCACTGTACAAAGATACATTGGCCTGTCTTCTGGTGAAACTTACTACGTTATTGCCACCAACTATTCAACAACATTCACTCTATCTGCGACTTCTGGCGGAGGCGCGATATCCACAATTGTTGCGCCAACAACTGGTTTTGTTTTTACTTTAGGCTCTTACCAGAAGGTTGTTTTATCTGCTGCGGCAACAACAAGCGGCTCCTCAACTCTAACCTTTGACAACAACGTCTCAGTGTCGGGCGGGGTGGTCTCCCTGCACCCCTATGTCTTTGTGTACGGCAACGATGGGTTGATTAGGAACTGCGCCGCAGGCAACGCCCAAGACTGGGTCTCTGCGGACGCCAACGAGACCAACGTAGCCACCGGAAAGATTGTCCAAGGGCTACCCGTCCGGGGTGGCTCAAACGCGCCTTCTGGCTTGTTCTGGAGCATTGACAGCCTAGTCCGCGTGTCCTACATCGGCGGGCAAGGAACACCCCCTCAATACTGGCGCTACGACATCATCAGCAGTCAGTCTTCCATCCTGTCTTCGCAGTCTGCCATTGAGTACGACGGCGTGTATTACTGGTGTGGCGTTGACCGCTTCTTGCTGTACAACGGCGTGGTCAAGGAAATTCCAAACGCCATGAACCAGAACTACTTCTTTGACAACCTGAACTACTCCCAGCGACAAAAGGTATGGGTGAGCAAGGTGCCACGGTTTGGCGAGGTGTGGTGGTTTTACCCCAAGGGAGATGCAACCGAATGCACCGACGCCATCATCTACAACGTCCGCGAAAACGTCTGGTATGACGCTGGAGAAGCGGATGGAGCTAGACGCTCTGCTGGGTACTTCTCCCAAGTGTTTGCCTACCCAGTGCAGGCATCATGGGACGCGACCGTTGAGGCAGTGGTGACGACGGGGTCTTTTCTGGTCACTTCAGGAAGCACGTTTGTGTACACAGACACTTACGATGGGAACATCATCATTGACCAGTTGGTGTCTGGCGCAGGGATTGTTTTGGGGACGCTGGTCAACGGCATCACCTCCAGCAACATAAAAGCCCTGTACACGCTCGTGGGCGGGTCTGCTTACACCAATGGCACTTACACCAACGTCGCCCTAACAGGAGGCTCTGGCACGGGCGCACAGGCCACTGTGGTGGTGTCTGGTGGGGCAGTCACATCCGTGACCATCACCGCCCGTGGTGCCGCCTATGCAATTGACAACACCCTGAGCGCCACTGCGGCATCAATCGGCGGAACTGGCTCGGGCTTCTCCATCAAGGTGCAGACCATCTACCAGCAGGCGGTGACGCTTTCTGTGGCGGCTACGGCCACCGCAACCACAACCCTGACGTTCTCCACCCAGCCAGACCTCATTCAAATATTCCAACATGAGATTGGGGTTGACAGCGTCAACGGTCAGGACGTGCTTGCCATTGAGAGCTTCTTTGAGACCAGCGACCTTAGTTGGGTGGCGGGTGGCCCGTCTCAAACCGAAGCTGTTGGGCTTAACAAGTGGGAGCGCTTGGAGCGAGTTGAGCCAGACTTCCTGATGGAGGGCGAGATGAGTTTGGTCGTCACTGGCCGACCATTTGCCCAAAGCGTGGACAAAGAAAGCACGCCCTACTTGTTTGACAAGAACACGGGCAAGATTGACATGCGTGAGCAACGCCGTGAGATTCGCCTGCGCTTCATTTCTGACACTGCGGGCGGCGACTACCAATTGGGCAAGGTCTTGCTGCACGCAGAAATTGGGGACACCAGACCATATGGCTCTTAATCCCGCACTCATCTACGACCCACGATTTCACACATTTGAGTCGTGGGCAAGCCTCATGTGTGAGCTTTATGCCCCGCAGCAGCTTGAGATACCCAACGCCCAGACCGACTGGAAGACTTGGGGCAACGGCTTGTCCGCAATTGATGTGTTTACCAACGAGGCCATCCCACGAACAGAGAACTTTGACGATTGGCACGACTGGGCGGAAGCGCTTGTGAGCGCCGTTAACCCCGCAACCTTGGCATTGACAACATGATGTCTACAAAAAAAATTGTAACTATGGCTTTGCATCAGCAGATAGCTTCTGCATTAGGAGTCTGATATGGCAAGCGGCCCAGCAGCAAATAAAAAAAAAGCAGAAGTAGTTCCTAAACCCCCAAAAGGGGTTCCTGCAAACGCGACCCCTGTATATCAAAATGCGGGCCGTTTGGGCGGAAGAGAAATTGTTAGTTGGCAAATTAGAGACAACGAAAATAAAACAATTAGCACTTGGAACCCACGCGGGGTGTCTCAAGGTACTAAAAATATGCCAAAGGGATATGCTCCGGGAACGGGGCCACCATCTGGCGGCGGGTTCTTTGGTTCTATTTCTAACGCCGTTACCAACGTATTACAGCCCATAGAGAAAGCTGTCACCGCTGGTGTGGCGGATGTCAAAAAGGGCGCAACTCAAGTATTGCAGCCTGTAGAAAAAGCAGTCACCGCTGGCGTTGCGGATGTGAGCAAAGGCGCGACCAACCTACTACAGCCTGTGGAGAAGGTGGTTACAGCGGTAGCCAGCGACCCTAAAGCACTTGCCGCCGTTGCTCTTGCTGTTGCGGCCCCATATGCCGCTGCACAACTGCTTCCATACCTGAGTGCTTTTGGAGCATACGCTCCTATTGCTGCTCAGGCCATCACCGGAATTACGGTGCAAGTAGCGCAGGGCGTACCCATTGAAAAGGCCACAGAGAATGCGTTAATAAATGTGGCACTGTCTGGTGCTTCCAGCGAAGTGCAGCGTCAAATTGGCAGCGTTGTCAAGAACGCCAATGTAGCCAACACCATCTCGTCTACCGTCGTCTCTGGACTTGCAACCGCTACAAAAGGCGGCTCTCAAGCGGACATTGAAAAGGCCATGACGGCTGGCCTTGTTGGGTCTACCGCATCCACCTTGTACGGCGAGGCTCTTGGTGTTTCTCCCGCAACATCTTCTGGGGCAAAAGTCGTAGCTAACGCCGCGAACCAAGCCGTGATGGGCGCAACGCCAGAGCAAATAGCAACATCGGCCATCGGCCAAATTGGCGCAAACGTGGTAAAGGACGCTATCAAAACACCGCCTGTTGCTCCAGCGGTAAATGAAACAAAAGCAGAGACCGAAAGGCTGGAGAGGCTAAATGCCACATTAGATGCCGCCCCTGTGAGCGTTGCTTCTGGCGAAGATGTTGGACTTTCTCCTGAGCAAATTTCAGCCCGGATTGACAGCATTATTGCGGACTCCCCCGGAGTTCAAGTTGCGGGTGCGCTGCCTCTTGCAGAAATGTCGGCAAGTGCGCTATTGCAGCAGCCGGAAAGAGTGCTTCGGCTAGTTAAAGAAGCAGCCAATGACCCCAACTACAAGGTAATGCTGCCTGCCCTAGAGCGAAGCCTTGGTCAATTTGGACTGACCATTGCCGAAGTTGCATCAAGATTAAACCCCGCCTTTTTAGCCGCTCAATTAGCGACATTCAGCCCCAACGCTGGTGACCCTGATGAAGATGCAAAGATGGCGCAGATATTTAAAGACTATGGCCTCAAATTGCCAAGCGCAGTCACGCCGATTGAGACAACGCCCATTCAGTCTACTCCTGTCACCGGATTGGACATCACCAAAGAAAATGAATCACAAGCGGAAACAGAGCGCCTAACAAGACAGAATGAGCTACTAGCACCAACTGTTCTGGCAGAGCCTCCTCCCGTTGTTGAAACCGTTTCTGAGACCGCTCCCATAGTTGAGACTCCTCCAACGGAACCACTTGTTCTTGCAGAAACTGCACCTGTAGTTGAGCTTCCACCAAAGGAAACGGAAGCGACCATTATTCAAGTAGACCGCTACACGGGAGACGCTCTTGTTCTGACTCCAGATGGAAGCATTTCCACTGTGCAAGTGAGTCCTGATGCGTCGGTTGGCTCTACTGTTGTTGTCTCTGCCCCAGCTTCTGAGCCTGTCATTGCCCCATCTACTGGGCCTACTACTGAGTCCGTTTTTACTCCAACGACAGTTCAGGAAATGTTGGACGCAATAGCAAATCCCATTGGAACTGTTACACCGGCAGAAGTTGCTCCTGTTGTTGAGACTCTACCCGCTCCTGCTCCTATTATTGAGACAGCCCCTATTATTGAGACAGCTCCTGTAATTGAGACGGCCCCTGTAATTGAGACGGCCCCTGTAATTGAAACAGCTCCTGTAATTGAGACATCTCCTGTAATTGAGACATCTCCTGTAATTGAAACAGCCCCTGTAATTGAGACATCTCCTGTAATTGAGACAGCTCCTATTATTGAGACAGCTCCTATTATTGAGACAGCCCCTATTATTGAGACGGCTCCCGTTGTCGATACAACTCCTATTCTTGAAACAGCCCCTGTTATTGAGACAGTTTCTTTGCCAACTACAGTCGAAGAAATACTGGACGCAATAGCAAATCCAGTTGTCTCAACCCCAGAAGCGGAGGTTGCTCCTGTTACTGAGCCTGTTTCCGATGGAAGAGAGCCGTGGGATACGGGCGACATTCCGGGGCAAACCATAACGGGGACACGGCCACCTGCGGAAGAAGTTGTGTCAGAAGAGCTTGACCTTGTTCCTATCCTTCCCCCGGTTCTCACCCCCGTTACCGATACCGTCACCAAGCCTGTTACCGATACCGTTACTGAGCCTATTACCGATACCGTTACTGAGCCTGTTACCGACCCCGTCGTTGTTGACCCGCCCGTTGTTCCACCTGTTGTACCAAAAGAAGAAGAAAAACCGACCACTGACCCCAAAAAACCGGACAAGCCTCTAATCAATGTTGTCACCGTTCCGCCCAAAAAACCATCCAAAACATTTCTGGAGGCTTTTGGAAGCACGGCCTCTGGCGCTATAACCAGCGCTGAACCGCCTGCCACGCAATTTAATTTGCCTACCGGCTTTCAGACCACAGTCACCCCGGAGCAAAAATTTGAAAGCGCCTTGGAGAAGTTCAATAAATTCCAACAGTCAGTTGACCCCAACGCCGTTCAGTACGCATTGAGCGACCAAACACCGCAAGAAGAAAATATGAACTCTTACACCTATGGCGTTGACCGCCCCATTAAAGACATCTTGTCTTCGCAAGAACCCTCTTTGCGAGAAGACGAGTATGTGTTTGATGATGTGCCTGAATACATGCAGCCCAGAGTCCGCTCGGCTGCTGGCGGCGCAATTAGTGGCGCACTTGGCGGCACAAGGTATGGCCGGTATGCCCAAGGCGGCTTGAGCGTGCCCCTGATGGCGCACGGTGGCAAGATGCGGGTGGACTTCCGCCACGGAGACGCCGTAACGGGCGCTGGAGACGGCCAGTCAGATGACATCCCAGCCATGCTGGCAGACGGGGAGTTTGTGTTCCCAGCCGATGTGGTGGCGGCGATTGGAAACGGCTCCACAAAGGCGGGGTCGGATAAACTATATGACATGATGCACGGCATTCGTGCCCATGTGCGGTCAGCAAAACCCAAAGATTTGCCGCCCGAGATTAAGTCACCGCTGGATTTCCTGAAGAACACCAAGCGCACCAAGGCAAGGAGCTAAACATGTCTGATAGCATTTTTGACACGCGGGCAAATCCAGATGTAACTACGACTGCGACCACTACCTCGCAGGCACCGGACTACTACACAAACTACTTGAGCAGCCTTTCGCAGGCTGGTCAAGATGCCCTTAATGTTGCAAACCCAATTGCCCCTCTTACCGCCATGCAGACGCAGGGCTACGGACAAATTCCTACCGCCGCTGGCTCGTACCAGCCGGGGTTGACTGCCGCAACCTCCACGGCCAACATCGCAGCCGGTGGCGCGTTGCCACAAATTCAGAGCTTCATGAACCCGTACACCACCAACGTGGTGGACGAGATGGCCCGCTTGCAACAACTTAACATTCAGCGCAACTTGATGCCGCAACTCAAGGCTGGGTTTGTTGGCACGGGTGGTTTGGGTAGCCAGCGCTACGCTAATGTGATGGGTCAAACAATGTCTGACCTACAGTCCGACTTGCTTGGCAAGCAGTACGGCGCGTTGTCCGCTGGATACAAAAATGCGGTTGACGCAGCCAACACAAACGTCAGCAACTTAAACCAAGCTGCCCGCACACAAGGAGACCTTGCCGCGTCTGAACAGACGCTTGGCCTTACTGGTGCAGGTGCTTTAACTAAGGCCGGTGCAGAGCAACAGTTGTACAACCAAGCGGTGATTGACGCTCCGCTGAAGAACGCTACTACCGTTTCTGGGCTGATGCGCGGCTACACCGTTCCGGGCGGCACTACACGCGCAGAAACAGGGCCGCAAACCGCAGCCTACTATGCTGGCTCACCGCTTTCACAAGCGTTGGGTATCCCTACATTGATTGCCAGCCAGTTGGGATATACCGCCGAAAAAGACAAGGCAGGCAACATTCTTAAAACAGCTAATAATCTGCAAAAAATCCTTGACATGGCGGGGCCGTATGTAACTGGCGGTGTGGACGCCATCAAGAATTGGTGGAAAAGCTATAGCTCGGATAGCCCAACTGATAGTTCGGGCGGCATGTATGAACTGAATGAAGAAACCGGCGAGTGGTATTTACCATAAGGAATAAATTATGGCGACAAAATCACAAGGCGGACTCCCCGCATCGGTCACCAAGGCAAAGCCGGTCTATGGACAAACCACAGAAGAGGACGATGATGTTGACGCGGCTATGCGTCGGGTCATGGACGCCTACACTGCACGCCAGAACCGTGGTTACAACCCCGGCCTGATGGCAATTGCGCAGGGCTTGCTGTCCTCAAAAGGGAGCTTTGGCGAAGCCGCTGGCATGGCGGCAAAGAACTATCAGGATGTTCAGGGTCAGCTTCGCCAAGAAGACCTTGAGACCGCTCAAGCAGAGCTTCAGCTTACCCAAGCTAAACGTGACCAAGCGCTCGTGCGCAGGAGAATGGCGGGCACAGCAAAAATGCTTACTTCAGGCAGCGGTGCAATAGAAAATGCGCCTGTTGACCCAGATGCTTTTAATCAGTTGGTTATAAGTGGAGCCGACCCTGAAACTGCAATGCAGATATTGTCAACGCCTGTTGCCGCACCTAGAAAACAAAACATAGTTACGCCAGAAGGAATCGCCGAATACGTTTCAATGTTTGGGTCAAATGCAGAAAGCGACACAGCAATTAAGTTGTTGATGGCGCAAGATTCGGCATATGAGTTCAAAGATGGCTTGTTGATAAACAAGCGCGATAAAACTGCAATTCGTATTGTGCCTGTTGGTTTGCCAGCAGCCGGTGAAGACTCTAGACTAACCGCAACTATTGGCGGTGAAATTTTAATGGACTCCCGCTCTCGTTTGTTATACAACAACGCAGCATCTAAAGGAGAAGAGAACGCAAACAAGTTTGTTGAAGATTACAAAAAATTTGGTGTTGCTCCCGCTTGGGCAGAGAAGGCATACAGCACTGGGCCAATTAGACCGGAGGTTGACGCCGGTCAACTTAGCGTTTCCTTGCAGACCTTGGCGGGCAAAACAAATTCTTTGAAAAATGCATCCCCTGATGAGCTAAAGAAAATTCGCTTTACCCCGGCTGAGACCAAAATTCTTGGCGCGTTAAATCGAATCACGGCGGCTCAAGGCAACGTGGATAATTTGAGTCCTTACGACAAGCAGGTGCTGTCTATTGCACAAGGTTTGATGGGAAGACAAGAGCCTGTTAATTTGAATGGCTCGGTAGGCACTCTTTCCTTGGGTGATGTTCAAGCTGCTGCGCCAAAAGCCGCTGTCCCAGCACCCTTGGTTGCTGCTGCGCCATCACCGGCTCCCGACGCTGCGCCAGCGGCCAAAGCTGCCGCCTCATCAGCCGTTGCACCGGCCCCTGCCGCTCTAGTTGCTGCCACCGCTCCAGTAGTCAAAGCCGATGTCCCTTCCGTTGATGGATTGCCACCTGCCCCAAAGCGAAAGCCTTACCCAAAGCTTCCAAGTGGAGTTCTGTCAACTCAGCAAAAAACGGAATACGAAAACAGTGTAAAAGAGATTGACAAACAATACGAGGCTGATTTGGCGGCTTGGAAAGCTAAGTATGGCACTCAGGAAGCAGACCGCGCTCGTAGATTGCAGCGAGAATCAAATGTAGAAGAGGCAGGCGGGGAAGACCGCATTAAGGAAGCGCAGAAGCGCGAGTTTGCTGTTCCAGAAAAATTGAGTTTGGCAAAGTCCACCAAGTATGCAGCCTTGGATGTGATGAAAAGGGTTTCAGACAGTCCAGAGGCTTTTGGTCTGTTGGAGTATCCCGGCATCATCCCCGCAATCTTGACAATAGCTTCAGAGGGCGCAAGGGTTGGGGACACCAGCGTAACGATTGCGGGGCTTCAATCCGCCATTGCCAAAGCGTCACCGGGAATGTCAGAAACTGCTTTAATTGACCGCACTTTGGCAAACAAAAGACTTGCTGAATTGCAGTTGATGTATGCCAAAAAAGACATGGCGGGTCAAGGCGCTATATCGGACAAAGAACGTGCATTGGCTGAAGCAATTGCGGGTAGCGTTAACGACAATCCACTGGCACTTACTCGTCGGATGATGTTGCTGGTTGAGCGCAGTGACTTTGAGCAAAAAGAACTTGAGGCTTTTCGGTCTTGGCGCAAAAAGAACCCGGTCAGTACCAAAAAAGATTACTTTGACTTTCAAGAATCTGATGAACTTGCTTCCGTGCGCAAAGATTACGACAAAAAAATGGACTCTTTGTACGCCCAGTTTTTTGGCAAGGCGGAGGCCAAGGCTGCATCTGGTGCAACCACTGGTTCTGCTGATGCAAATCGCGTTAGGGCGCAAAAAGAAATTAACAAGATTTTGGGGGTGAAGTAAATTATGGCTGAACTTACCTTTGGGCCTTTGTTAAACAAAGAGCAGGTTGCGTATGCGACGGAAGTTGCCGAGATGGCGCGGAAGATAGGTGTGCCCCCTGTGCTTGCGTTGGGCATTGCCTTCAAGGAAAGCTCACTTGACCCCAACGTGAAAGACAGCACTGCTGGCGCTATTGGCGGTATGCAAGTCATGCCAGTCCATGCTAAAACATTTAATCTTACCATTGAACAGCTTCGTGACCCAAAAATTAACTTAGAGATTGGCCTCAAGTTGCTAAAGGAAAATTTAGACAGAACCAAGGACAAAGACCATCCCAATGGCAATTGGCCGATGTCTGCTGCCCTGTACAACGCTGGTGACAAATTGCTCACCAACGCCAACATTGCCAAGAATGGGTTCCCAGCAGAAACCGAAGACTATATTAAAAAGTTAAAAGAATACGGCGTCTTCAAAACAGCAGACAGCGCTCCTGCTGAGGATTACGCTGGAGAAGCTCCTGCCGATGCGTCTGCTGAAGCGCCTGCCGAAGCTGAAGACAAGTATGGGGAGTTCGAGCGCAAACTGGTTAAACGTCTGGAAGACACAAAGCCCGACAGAGACATCATTCGAGAAGCTACCGAGCGCAATCAAGCGCAACTTGTTGGCGCTGGTACGGGTGCAGCCATCACTGCTAAAAGGTTGGCTCCAGCGGCTATTAAATCTTTTGGGCAGATGGTCGAAGAAGGCAAGATTGCTGCCCAAGCTAGAGAAGCAGAACGAGTAGCAAAAGCTGCAATGGGCGCAGGGGGCGCTGGTATTACTCCGCCAGTGCAGGGCGGGTTGAGCGTTCTTGACCCTAATTCCAATCAGGCAACCAGAATTCTTCAGGGTACCACCGGGGACGAGGGAACCACAGGCCGAGCAAGAACGGGATTCAACGAGGAGACCGCACGGCAGGCGGCGCAGCGCAAAGGGGCGGACAATATTGTTTCGCGGTTGAAGCAGGCTGGCGTAATTGCCAGTGATGCACCAGAGGTTCTTGCAACTACCTCCGGCATGACGTCTTCGCCATCGGGAGTTCAGTACCCACGCTCTGAGGCACGTCCAACTTTGGGGCCACGCGGCCCAGAAGGTCAAGTTGGCTACACAAGGCCATCACCGCCACCACCCCCGCCACCTCTAAGCCTTGGCGCAAGAACAATGACAAGGGCAACCGCTGGGTTGGATTACGTCACAGATTTGTTCGCAGGCATGATGGATTCCAATGTAGGCAGAGGTCTTGGTAATTTCATGCGCATCGCAGGCCCACCCGCCGCCATTGCTGGCGTTTTAGGCGAAGGCATGAACATCAACCAACAAATGAATAAGCCAAGCGAAGAACGCAGTTACGGCGACATGGCTTTGTCTGGCCTTGGTGTTGCTGCTGGTCTAGCCTCGCTTGCTCCTGCTGCAACTGTGGCTATTCCCGCTGGGTTAACCGCTGCTGGAATTGCGGGCTATCGCTACCTTCGAGACCAAGCAGAAGCAGACGCAGCCAGACAGCGGATGACTGGTAAACCAGCTAAGCCCGTTCAGGCCCGTGGTTTTCGAGCACCGTAGCTACGTTGGGGTTCATGCCCCGCACAATCTCCACGCAGCGCTCATGCTCTGCTTTTGCAAGATGCGGGTGGGCATATGCAATCAGGTTGTTAGCAAACTGAACGATGTCTACCTCGTCAGCAAGGATGGCGTCACGGCGTGGTCGGTCAGATTGAAAGAAAATCTGCTTGATGGTTTCGTCGGTCAGGTATTTCATGCGTGTTGGTTCTTGAGTTGCCAAAAAGATAAAAGATGGGTGAACATCATCCACCCTCGGTCAATGTCTGCCGCGTCCCACTCCTTGACCACGGCTAGACCGGGCACCGAGCGGGAGACGAAGACGTTAGCACAGCGTGCCTTGGGTACACCTAGTCCTACGCGGTAGGCCGCAAGCTGCATCAGGTGTTCGTCGTAGGCGTCCACCTTGGCTGGGTCGCTGAATTCTTTGCTCTTCACGTCCACCACAATGCCGTCGCCGACGTTTGTGAACAGGTCGCACTTGCCGCCAAAGCCAAGCTCGTGGCCAAAGGAGCGCTCCGCAATCCAAGGGTGGTCTCCAAAATGGCCTTTGAGAGCCTCTACGCAGCCCTGTACGCTCTTTTCGTGGTCGCGGACTACCTGACCCTCATAGTAGCCCTGCACCGCCGCGTGGATGTCCGTGCCCTCGTTGGCAGCCGCCTTGCCTTGCTCCTTCGAGTCCTGCATAACACGCTTGCAGTAGTCGTCATCTGACTCTTCTGGCAGTTTTGGCAGTGTCAGTGCGGCCATCAGCACCTGATTCATCAGCCAAGCCGTCAGGGCGGGCTTTGCAGCCACGTTCAGGACGGTGGTGACCGAGGGCACCAGACTCTCGGTGCGGGCGTCTCTGAGCGTTGTATTGCGCTCCTTGCCGTTCTTGCCGATGACGGTGTACCGGGGCACCCCATCACGGGTGTACCAGTGCTGTGACTCAGACGCTCTTGGTTCTGTTGCTTGCATTTTGTTCCTTACGTTTACGATATTGCATACGGGCGTAGCGGTTAGCTTCAACACGCTTTTGCATTTTTGCATCAACTTCTTTGGGTGTCATCAGATTACCAAGATGACGGTCTTCCAGAATGGCAACACGCTCTTGCAAGTCTTTGAGCTTGGCAGAAAGTCTGTCTTGCTCATTTTCCAAATGCCATCGCTCGGCTTCCATTTGCTTTACCTGCTGTGCGATGTACGCTTCCAATTCTTTTCTGGTCAAAAGTCCAAACATGCTCAATCCTTAAAATAGGTGGGGTACTCGCTGCGTCCGTGGCATCGTGTCAGACAGTCACGCCACAACATCCGCTTTCCCCCGTAATTGCTCTTCAGTGTTTGCCCAGTCGTACCAGCGCGTAACAAATTTTTTGAGGTCATCAAAAGACTTACCGCGCACCCTAAAACGACCATCTGAGCAAAGTTGCTCAAACTTTTCTACTACCGTCTCGCCATCCGTGTTGCCTTGGATGATGACTACGGTGAACTGGGGTTGCTTTGCCAAATTGAGTAATAGCAGACCCTGTCCTTGGCTGATGCGTTCACCTTCACGCTTCCACTCACCTACAAAGAACTTGCACTTGCGTTCAAAGACCATGTCAATATTGCAAGGGGTTGCCTTTGGGTTGCTCTCAATCAATCCTTTAAACTGAAAAAAATCAATGTGCGTTGCGTGTTGGTTGCGCATCAGCCTCATGGTGAATTAACCCGTTTTAATCAGAACGGAATGTCATCATCCATGTCTTCAAACCCGTTGCTTGATTGCGGGGCAAAACGTTGTGGAACCTGCGTAATCTGCATCTTGGCTTTGTACTCAGGGGACTCCTGAATCTTCTTCTTGATGTTGTTGCTAAAGGTCTCAAACACCTGCATGTTGGGGTCATCAAACGACCACAGCAGCAAGTCGTTATGACCCTTGGGTAGGCCGTTCTTCTTGACCATCGCGGGCACTGAGTTGACATTGACAATGTTGGTGTACTCCTTGCCGTTGTTGCCCATCGCCTGCACCACAGAAATCATGGCCCATGCGCCCAACACGTTCTTCAATTCAAAGCCGCGCAACTCATCGGGTCGGAAGTCACGCCCACGCCACGATTGCAGGTCAGCACGCAGGGTGGCTTTCTCGGCCAACGACAACGTGTAGTTCTTGCTGATGCTCATGGGCTTGCCGTCATCCATGCGGATGGGCTTGCCGCTGTCATCCTCGCCATGCACTTCAAACTGCATGATGATTTTGCGCTGCATCTTTGACTGCCCTTGGAACTCCGTCTTCTGGGTGCCCAAGTCGATGATGCGGTAGCACCGTGCAAGGTGCATCCCCGCTGGTACGGGCTTAAAGTCGCCGCCGCCGCTGTCTGTCGCTATCATTTTTTACTCCTAGTCAAGTTTGTGTTTGGGTTGAAGGCCAAGCTCTGCTCGAATCAAGTGCCAGTCATCCCACGTTGCTTTGCCTGCCTCGGCCCGGTCAATGGCCTCCTCAAGCATCTGTTCTCTCTCTACAGCAAGCTCTACGTATTCACTCACAACACGCTCCAGAAAGTTAAACAGGACTGCACTATAGCATGTTTAACTTGGTGTTCGACATCTTTCAAAAAATATTTTTTATATGGTATGATGGGGTGTTAAAAAAAGGATGCCACCAATGACACTCGTTGAGTATTTCCAGCCCCTCCCCCGTGGAGCCAAGTCAGCAATGGCTAAGGAGCTAGGCGTGACCAAAACATGGATTGCGCTGCTGATAGCTGGCACCCGCAGGCCCAGCGCAGCCCTTGCCGTACAAATCGAACAGTACACCCGCAAGGCAGTTAAAAAGCGAGAGCTGCGTCCTGATTTATTTTGATGTTACACTAACTCTGACATGGCTAGGTTAGCTCCCGAAAAGACGTTTCGTTACCGTCCTGCCTTGTCTCCTCCTAGTAACGGCCAACAACGTAAGGTAACAAATGAGCTTCCAAGCAATGACATGGGCAATAGAGCAGCCCTGCACCAGCGCAGGACAGAAACTGGTTCTGCTGATGCTGGCAAATCACTCGAACGGCCACACAGGCCAGTGCAACCCCAGCCACAAGCTCTTAGCGAAAGAGTGCGCGATGGGCGTATCAACTCTCAAGGGTCATCTCCTCGACCTACAAGGTGCTGGCTACTTGACCATCATCCACAAGTCGATGGAGGGCGTGTCCCTACCCAACCAGTACAAGCTCAACGGGGTGGGTCAGAATCTGACGGAGGGTAGGTCAGAAGCTGACCGGGGGGTGGGCCAGAATCTGGCTACAAAACAGGAAGTTCAACCTGTAAAAGAAACAAAGAATACAACGCCTGACGGCGTTACCGATGATGTGTGGCGTGACTTTGTCAAGCTGCGCAATGCAAAGAAAAGTCCTATCACCCAGACAGCCTTGCGGGGTATTGAGCGTGAGGCCCAGAAAGCAGGCATCAGCTTGCAGGAGGCTTTGGAGGCTTGCTGCCAACGCGGATGGGCGGGGTTCAAGGCTGAGTGGATGGACAAAGACCAGCCCAAGTACCAGCCAGCGCAATTGAGCGCAGCACGGGCTATCTTCGGAGACGAGCGAGGTGCATATGCAGCGCTTACCTGAAGGCTGGATTCAGAGAGTCTTTGCGACCATGCAGGGACATTACGGCACCCGATTCTTAAACATGTGGAAGACGGGTCAGGTTCTGGCCGACGGTACGGACGCTGGTGTTGTCAACGCGATGAACCACTGGTCAGAGAAGATGGCTGGCGTGAGCGCTGCGACTATCAAGCGTGCGTTAGAGCAGCTACCAGAGGAGCCACCTACCCTGCCGCAGTTCCTGTCCTTGCTGCGCCGCTCCTATGTTGAGCCAGACACCTTACGGCTGGAGAACAAGCTCACCGCCGAGCAGATGGCAAAGAACAAGCGGCGAATTGCTGAGTTGATTGCAAAGGTGCGGGCGTGAGGAAGCCACGCGCCAAAAAGCAGGTATCTATCTGGGTGGAGGAAGACCATGTACGGATACAGCAAGACCCGGCGGTCATCCAGTACATGCGTGAGTGCGAGGCCCGTGAGTGGATAACGAGGGTCAACCAGAAGGAGAGCGGAGTTGGAATTGGAGAAACGCAAAAATGGTGGTACGACCTCAAAGAAAGAATGGAAACATCACGGGGCAAGCCTGCTGTTAACGAGTTGATAAAACAAATGAAACTGGAGCAAATCAATGCAAGAAAATCCGTTCAAAAAAAATGTGTTCAATCAGACTCTGTTCACCCAGCAGGAGTTCAACGAAGCGCTTGAGGACGTGAAGAAGGAAATCATGGCCTACGCCATGCAAGCCACCATGATGGCAATCATGCTTGAGCGAGAAGCCTGCGCCAAGATGGCCGACGAGTGCGTGAACATCGAAGAGCTTGGCGACGCCATCCGCAATCGCATCCCGGAGCAGCGCCAATGATGCCTCTGCAAATCACTTTGCCGTGGCCTCCATCGGTCAACACCTACTGGCGCACCGTCAACGGGCGGATGCTCATCTCTGCTGATGGCCGCGCATATCGCAAGGCTGTGGCCGACCAGATGTTGATACAACGTGCCCAGAAGCACTTTGATGGGCCTTTGAACTTTACGGTGGAGGCTCACCGCCCGGACAACCGCCGACGCGATTTAGACAACCTCCTGAAGGCCACGTTGGACTCTCTGGCCCACGCCGGGGTGTACGAAGACGACTCGCAGATACACGACCTGCGCATTTACTGGGCACCCGACATCGGCGGAATGCTGAAAATCACAATTGAGGAGATGGAATGAGAGAAGTTGACCCAAATGAGGCGGTGGACTACATCCTTATCCACGGCAAGCGGTTTGCAAAGGCACGAGCCGAGCGCACCTACATAGAAGAGTACCGCAAGAGCCTAAAGGCCATCCTGATGAAACGCAGTGGCGAGAAAGTGATTGCAGCACAGGAGCGGGATGCTTATGCCCACGATGAATACTTGCAGCTACTGGACGGCTTGAGGGCCGCTGTGGAAATTGAAGAGAAGCTCCGCTGGGACTTGATTGGCGCACAAGCCCGAGTGGAAATATGGCGGACGCAATCTGCAAATGACCGAGCAGAAGGAAAGGCAACATTGTGATTCAAGTAATCTACATTCCCATCCTTTTTGTATGCATGAACGGCAACTGCGAGTTTGCGCAATCGATGAAGTATTTCACCCGCGAGTCCGAGTGCCGCGTTGCGGTGGAGTCGCAGAAAGAAAACCTACGCAAGATGTCCCTCAAGGGCAACGCAATGATTACTCAGCTTGAAGGCACCTGCATAACTTTACGGAATGGAGTGCTATGAAAACACCTGAAGACGAGGCGTTTGATGAACTTGCCCAGCGGCAGGGTAGCTGGGGCGGTGGCTTTCAAGCTAAGAGGGCTATGGCTGCGGACAAGTTGCAAGACGGTAAATGCAGGTTGTGCATTGACGGATGTGCGGCTTGTGATGCTAGGTCACAACCAGCGCAGGAGCCTGACATGCTGACCATTGCTTACCAAAGCGGTTATTACGACGGTAAGAAGGCAGCACTGGCTGGGCGGGAGTGGAACTTCTGCGAACGCTGCGGCAAGCGCACAAAAGACATGACCACCATCCACACCTGCACACCACCTCAATGAATGAGCGCTACAAACCTAAACCACCCACCATTCGAGCGCTACTGCGGGAACATGCAGACGGCCTTTGTGTGTCTGACATCTGCGCTAGAACGGGCATCGAAATGAAGGTGGCTAGAGCGTGCCTCAAGAAGATGGAGGACGCCTACATAGACCGATGGTTGGGAGGCGGTTACCAACGCCCGTCAGAGGCCATCTGGTGCGTGGTGTTAGTCCCGGAAAACTGCCCCCGCCCAAAGAAGAATAAATGACCACCAAGGACGAACAGCGTCACATGTCCCTTGTGGCCGAGCTTGGCTGCGCCGTGTGCAGAAGGATGGGCTATGAGGGCACCCCGGCAGAACTACATCACCCAAGGGCCGGGACAGGGGCTGGGAGACGCGCCAGCCACATGGATGTCATACCCTTATGCCCAGAGCATCACCAAGGCAAGACGGGCGTCCACGGACTGGGAACCAAGGGATTCCCCAAGCACTGGGGGTACGGGGAGGCCGAGCTTCTGGAGGACACCAGAGCAGAATTGAGAAAACTAATCGGTTTGAGAATCCAATAGAAAAAATTGTGAAATATTTTTGAGAGAGATGGTTTTTAGTGTAATTTGCAGTTACACTACAGGCACTGACCAAGCAATAGTGCAAGGCAGGTAACAAGGAAAACATCATGCAAGTCTCTCAAGTCGAAATGTCCGCAGTCTCCACCAGCAACGTGGATACCCTCGGTGCCCTCCTCGCGCAAATCGCCGAACTGACCAAGCAAGCTGACGCCATCAAGGACGGCATCAAAGACAGCGCCAGCATGGGCGGCGACAAGGTTGTCGAAGGCTCTTTGTTCAAAGCTACCTACAGCGAATCCAATCGCTCCACCGTTGACCACAAAGCCCTGTACGCAGCGCTCGGCATCACTGCTGACCAAGTGGCTCAGTACACCAAGACCACCGCAGTGTTCACTGTCAAGGTCACATCACGTTAATCAACCAACGGGGCTTCGGCCCCAGAAAGAACTCACCATGAAAACCACTATCACCGCGCACTTGCACTACAGAAAATATGACTTTGACGAGAAGGGGACGTTTGAGCTTTTTGCCGTCAGTCTGGGTGACTCTGATGGCAGAACCTATATCGGCCCACGCGAAGTTGAGGTTGATGTGCCTGAAGACTATGACCCACGCGCACAGCAGATTGCCGCGTTGGAAAAGCAAAAGCAAAAGGTGATGGCTGACTTTCAGAAAACCATCACCGAAATCAACGCCCGCATCAGCAACCTACAAGCATTGGAGTACACAGCATGACACAAAAAACCAAGGAAGAGTTGCTTGATTTTTTTGCAATGGAGGCTATGAAGTCGCTTGTGTCGCGGGCCAGTGGGTTAATGAACGCATACAACTTGGCTGGGGAGGCTTTTGTCATTGCCGAGCAAATGGTTGAGCGCCGACAAAAAATATTGCATCAATGGGCGCTGGCTGAAGACGTTGTGCAGCGCGGTATTGAAGAACTAAATCTTACAGCTAGGACGGTGCGGTGCTTAAAGGCCGAGGGCGTTTTTACGCTACAGCAATTGCAAAGTTGCACTGAAGGAAAGTTGTTGAGAATGCCAAATTTTGGACGTAAAAGTCTCAATGAAATTATTGAACAAATGGCCTCTTTTGGCTACAAACTAAGGGATTACACATGAACGACCACATTGTCATCAACGTTGATACGGGCGAGTACGAGTGCCAGCACTGCGGTGCCACTCATTCCCCGCCCAAGATGCCCGTGCCCATCGACAGCCTGCTAGACCACATGGACATGTTCACTGCTGCCCATCAGGACTGCAAGGCGTCTACTGAGGCATCCCCACCGCCCACTGAGTACGAGCAGGGCTTCGAGGCGGGCGTAGGGTTCATCCTGAACGCTTTCGAGCAGCAGATGGGCCTACCCCCTTACGATGAGCACACAGACATCCTAAAGCGCCTGCTGGACTATCTCAAGCACTAGGGAAACTACCTAGAAAATATTTTGGTTGGAAGTGTTGATGTTGTTTAATTTAGTGTTACACTTCCAATCACTGCAATAAGCAGGTAACACAGAAAGACAGCGAAATGGAATATCAATACAACGATGGAGGCCGAGAGGCCGCAGGCTTCAAGGGCAAAGCAGGTGACTGCGTGGCTCGTGCAATAGCAGTTGCCTCTGGCCTGCCATATGCTGAGGTGTACGCGGCTCTTGCTAAGGGCACAGGAAGCCAGACAGCAGGCAAGCGTGGCAAGCGCTCCGCATCCGCCCGTAGTGGCATCAGCGTGACGCGCAAGTGGTTCAAGGACTACATGGCCTCGATTGGCTTTGTGTGGACGCCAACGATGGGTATTGGCACTGGGTGCAAAGTCATATTTTCTGTAGTGCAAGTGCGCGGTG